GTTCGTGCGCCTGATGCGTCACTTGCACCAGTACCGCCATCCAAAACAGCCAAGTCTGTGATGCCTGTAATCGAGCCGCCAGTGATAGCAACGCTGTTTGCATTCTGAGTTGACATCGTACCCAAGCCAGAGACTTGTGTATTGGCAACTGCAATAGGTGTTGCCGCCAACGCAGTAAGCTGACCTTGTGCGTTTACAGTAGCCGACAACGTATTAGATGCCGAGCCGTAAGCACCCGCTGTCACCGCTGTGTTAGCAATGTTGATGGTGCGGTTAGCCGCCAAACTACCACCACCTGACAGGCCAGTGCCAGCCGTGATAGTTGTGTCTTGGTTAGCAGCATTAAGGTTAGTTCTAGCATTTGCCGCAGTGGTTGCGTTAGTGCCACCCAAGTTAATAGGCACTGTACTAAGACTGATGTTTGCACCAGCAACAACAATAGGAGCCGTACCAACGTACTGAATAACACCAACAGGGCCAACTGTTTCAGTCGTGCCATCAGAAAACGTAAATTCCAAATACAGGGCATTGTCAATTTCAACAGGTTCAACGTCTGTAATGCCACGACCAGCAACGCCACGATCAATCCGAACAATCAGATTGTTACCATCAACAACAACAACTTTAGAGACAGCCATTTTTTTCCCCTTAAACAACAACAACACCGTCCGAACGTACCAAGAACATCAAGAAAATGATGTTGTCTTCAGCAGGTGTAGGACTGTTTGCAGCAAATGCGATTTTGATTTTTCCTGTAAAACAAACAGGGTTTTGTGCGTCAATGTTTAGTTGCGGGTCTGAATTAATCAAGTTCCACACCGTGTCGTCAATGACCAACGTGAAAGACCCCGCAGCGTTAACTTTGTTGCTGATGGTCAAATTGATTGCTGATGGTGGCGGCGAATAATTTGCAACATCAAAGGACAGCCCGTTGCGGGTGTCAATCAAGTTGGATACCTGCCTACGAACAATGTCAGCCGTGATGGTGGCTGTTGACAGATTGATTGGCTGATTGTTAACGTCTAGAAGCGTTAAGTTCCAGTACCAACGCTGGTTGTAGACAAGTTCGCCAGTAATTAGGGGCGAATCAAATCCACTAACTTGTGTAATTACGTTCTTACTAAATAAGGCCACTTTATTTCTCCAGTTTAATTACAAAGTATCCTTCTTTTGGAGGATAAGAATATCCTTCATAAGAACAACCTTTAAATCTATTACCAATACATTTTAAGCCGTGCGCTTTTGCGGCTTCTTTTAGCGTGCCAAATTTGCCAATTGGAGTTACGTACATAAATCTTGGCTTCATGGGCTTTGACATACCTGTATGTGCAAGAGACAATTTTCTTTTTGTCTCCTCTGACCTTGGCCCTCTTTTAATTGGGTTCAAAGCAACTGACCGCTTGAAGGCTTCAGAAGCCTTTTTAATGTGCTCCGGACTTTTTGCTTTGCCAGTCAAGCCTTTTGAAATAGCTGCTTTGTGTTTTTCAGTAAGTTTAATGCCTTTTTTGGCTTTGCCGCCTGTACTTACGCCTTGTAAAGCTGCTGAAATTTTTGCTCTTGTTTCGGGGCTTCTGGTCTTGCCATAATAAGGATGGTTAGCACCTTTTAGCCCATTGCCACCATCCCCGCCATCGGTCAGGTTAGTCAAAGGGAAAAACTTTTTAAGCGCAGCAATGACAAATTTTTCTGCGTTGTAAGCCTGTCGATGAGTCAATCCGTCTTGAATGATTGTTGCTTTGCATCCAGCTTTTTTGCAAACTCGCCTCCAATAAGGATTGCGGTCTTTGTGTGATGTGTGTCGGTTGTCAGAGCCTTTTCCAACATAAAAAGGCGCTGCATTGTCTAGTCTAGTGTGAACGTAAACAAAAGCCATGATAGTTTCCTGTACTCAGGTTTGACGCTCCCCATGTACTCACAGGGCTACGGGTCTTGTCATGTCTTGATGAGATTATGCCTTATTCACAAAGCAATTGACGTACAACCCATTGTTGAAATGGTAAGTAATTATGCTGTACGCAACCAAAGAGATGGATACCAGTAAGAGACGGTGTCCTCACCACCGCTAAAGTCATACCGCCCCCTGCAAAATCCACCCATGTTTTTCCAAGTGCCACTTAAAGCCGTGGTGTTTGATGTTGGGAAGGTCGTATTACTTGTGGCTGTCATTGGTGAAAAAGTATTTGCCGGGGCGCCTGTTGCGTTTACCGATGCACTTGTAAACCTAAGGTTGCTACCTGCAATGGTTGCGTTTGACGCAACACCACTAGCTGTAGTGTTCCAAGCAATTGTCATGCTGCCAACATCTTGGTGTGCTGCGCCCGCAGTTGCGCCTAAAACTTGAGCCGTGGTAACCGTTGTTACGGTGCTGGCGTTTGTCGCATTAGTTGCGTTCGTTGCGTTTGTAGCGTTCGTTGCGTTTGTTGCGTTTGTTGCGTTTGTCGCAGTTGTTGCCGTAGCTGCGTTACCATTAATATTTATTGCCCATGTACCAGATGCGCCTGTACCAGTTGGGCTAGGAACATCAGTACCAATAGCAACACCAAGGTTTGTTCTTGCAGCAGAAGAAGTAGATGCCCCACTGCCTCCGTTAGCCACAGGAACAGCGTTTACAAGTCCATCAGTAGCGTCTAGTTGACCTGCTGTGTTAAGGTTGTTCGCAAGTTGCGATAGGTTAAAGGCTTGGGTCATGTTGTGTCCTTATGCTGCGCCATCTCTGGCAAAAGTTTGTTGATTCAACAATGTAAAGTTGTTTGTGAATGCTGTTGTTAAATTATAGTTTGAACTACTTGCAGTGTAGTCATACCCTGACCCCTTGGTCAACAGAGCTCCGTTTGCATAAATTTCCATTGCCAATGGATTGCTTGCAAAGATATATGTCAATGCGCCGTTGACAGAATAAGCAACAGTGTTTGTGACGTTAGATGCGGGAATTCCAAGGTTGTTTTCTGCATACATAATGATAGTCATCTTGCCTGTTACGTTAGCAGGGAAACCTGTAATTGCAGCACCAGACAAGTCGTAGTCAATCTCGTTGAATTGAGAGCCATTAACATAAACTGACTCAAAGCCGTTACGAATAGTAAAGTCGCTTGGCGTGTAAGTTGATGCGTTTGTAAGGTCAAACGTGTAACGGCTAAACGGTCGGTAAGCAGCGCCAGCAGCACGTTGTCTAAACACACCAAATCCTGTTGTTGCACCAGAAATAGTTGTCGTAAACGTGATAGTTTTTGTCGTTGTGTTAACAGACTGAACAGTAAATGTTGTTGGCGTTGCAGTTGCATCAGGTTGCGTTGCTGCAAAGCACAACACATTACCGACTTCTACAATTTGATCTGTAGGATCGTCATAGACAATAGAACTTGCGCCACTTGATGCAATGGTTGTTCCAAGCACTTCAAAGTACTGGCTTGTGCTGACAGCCCTCATGTTGATAACAACAATGATTTCACCAGCAGCGCAAGCAGTTCCTACTACGACTGTTGTTGTTGTCTCTGTGTATTCTGATGTGTCAAGCAAAACACCATCTCTGAACACAAGAATATTGCCTACAACGTGTGTAACGGAGAATGATGTTTGACTTGCTGTTGCGCTAAATACTGTCTCTGTATAAAAGAATCCATCCTGTTCAGAAAAGCCAACAACTCGACCATATACATCAACTGTCAATGTTGCAGCACTAAACGACTTGGAGTAAATGCCAGAGCCAAAGTTTAAAAACTTCTGCAACGAAACAACCATTGAACCGCCAGTGTTGTTTGTCACACTTAACAAACCATCAGCCGAACTAATTGCCGTTGTTCCCGCTTGCGTCAGTTGTCCTGTTCGTTGGTCAAGGTCAATAAAGTTTAGCCCGTCTTCCAACGCTGCCCAAACAGACGAGTCATAAACAGAAGTTTCTGATGGAACAAACGCACCACCCAAGTTTGCAAAACCAGCGTTACCCACTGCAAAGCTAAACTTGCGGTTTGTCCTGTTGGCAAACAATAAATAATTGGTTGCTCCAAAACTACCTGCGTACCATGTGTAATCAGCAGGGTTTGCGCTTCCGTTAGCTGTGGTGTTATTAAACAAACCATAATATGTTTTGTTGCGCGGGTTTGTGCTAAAGCCCGTTGTGCCTGTTGCATTGTCTGCATAAGCTACAGCAATGTATCTGTTTGTGTATTGAAAAGTTGTTGGCCTCCAATTAAACACAGTTGATGCTGGCGAATACTCGCTTGTAGCAATCGGGTTGATCAAGCGAGAAAACAGATACCAGTTGCCAGCAGGGATTTGCAAGTTGACTGTAGGCAATGTTTGACCAACAGCAAAAGGCACACCGTTGCTTGGCAGTGATGTTGTGCCACCTAGCAATATTTGCGTTGCCGTAGGTGTTGAAAACGCTGAATACCAAATCTCCGCATATGTTGCAAAACTAGCCGTTCCCATAGAGGGCTGCACATTAAAGCTAGGCACAGCAGCAGAAGGGAAGCTAGAAGCCACTGTAGGCGCTGGAATAGGGCCAAAGAAGGATGGATCAGGTAGGTCTGAGTTGGGGGCTGGAATGTACTTTGTGATGTCCTGATCGTCATACACCTGTGCGTTGTATTCGTTTAACTCAAACGATGCGCCAAGGTTGCCATCAGGCAAAGACACTTCAGACACACGCATCACC